GTAGAAGCACCCCTAAAAAAACGGCTGCCCTTGCGTGAATTACACGACTTACACGCTGAGGTTAGGTTGTCCATATCGAACAAATCACCGCCCACCTTACGCGAGGTTATGTGATCGACTGTCGCATTGACACCTTCTAAGTGTGTACCGCAGTAGGTACAAAGGTATCCATCCCTTGCTAATACCCTAAGCCTCAAGGCTTTCCACTTACCTGTCCCAAGCGCTTGTTTACTCAATGCCAACCCTTGTTATTAAAGTGTTCCCATGCTGCACACGCATTGATGTAGCCTTTATCATCTAACTTATAACGGTGTTTAATATATTTAAGTCCATAATCTATTTGAGTGTAAGCGTCTAACTTAATCATGAGTTTGTTCTTTAGTTGTGGGATACCATAGGTTTGATGAGTACCACCCAAGTTACCTACCGCCTCTACACGCCAAGCGCTCTCTTTACCATACAACTTAGATAGGCAACTATATTGTTTGCCACTCTTTATTTGTTGGGCTGCATAGGTTTGCACACTAATCTGAACAATCTCTTTATCAATAAAGGAATCAATCTTTTTATCGTACGCCTTAATGCTAATTAAGCATAGGGCTGCCCCAAATGCTACTAGCAACGAACTCGCGAGCAATCCGCTAAAGCGGCTCGCGTTCGCGCTTTTAGGCGCGTCGCTTGCTTGAAGCATAATGCTCTTGTCAAATCCCTTACGCATAGATTAGCCTTTCGTCTCATAATGTGAGATGTGATTTACCTCACAATAACTATTTTACAACTCCAATTTATTTCATATTGGTCAATCCATTGACAGTCATAACCTGCCTCACCCATAGCCCTCACTCCATTCAGCACCACAATCCAAACACTCATGGAAGTAGTCTTTGTTGTAATTAGTTGTGTTGGTGTTGTACTTTAAACACTCAGGGCATTGATCTTTGCGCATACCTTACAGTTCTCTTTATCATAAGTCCAAGAACCGCAAGCGCACCGAATAGGCTCAGTCATTTAACAATCCCATGAACTGACCCATTGGAAGCAAGACCACATAGTCCTCAACCTTCTCACCCTGCCCATTGCAGCGTAATACTATGAATGAGAGTTTATCGGATTTACGCTCTTTTATCTGTTTAATCCACGCTAAAGGACTAAATTTTGTTACTGCCTTAACCTCTATGTCATAGGGAGTTCCAAGAATGTCACTCCCTTGACGCCCTGCACCGGTAGGCTCAGCATACGGATACCAAACTCTCAGGTACTCAGCAACTACCTTTTGAGTGCGATAACCTCGGTGCTTACGGTGTTGGCTCATCTAACTCAAACAACTCTAATGGAATACGCCAACCACTAATTGACTCATCCCATAAATCATCTATGGCAAAATGACTTGCTTCGACATGACCGAAAACAAACACTTGAGAGAACTTTTCCTCATCCATGCACTTTGTAGCAACGATTGTTTTGCCCCAATCCTTTTGCCAAAAGGGAACGGAGTTTCTAGTCCTAACCGATCTGACCTCTACGCCCTCGCCTATGTCACTCAATTGAAAGCGCCTATTATGTAACTCGTTGGGATACCAAGGCACATTCCATGAAAGATTATAGAATTTAGCGGCAGCCCATTCGCAGACATTGGCTCTTATGTTTGCTAATACCTCATGCTCAAGTTTGCCATTAGCCTTACCTTCAGCATAGTTAGGGCGGTCAACGGAATCCCATTTGGCAAGCCATCTTTCAATGGCAAGTTGGGTAGCCACCCTAACCTCATCTTTAGTTAGGTCTATAATCATTGCGGTTTTGTAAATAGTCCTCGAAGCCACACCTAAAGCATTTAACATAATCCTCATGCGTTAGCATTCGAGCGTCTCCACAAATCTCGCAACACTCATTTGAAGGCACAATGTCAACTTCAATGCCTTTATCTGTAAATGTTGCTCTGACTCCATTTGGGTCAATCATCTCTAAATCACCCATTGCTTTCGCTTTCAAAAAACCATCTGCCATTGGCTGATAACTTAGCCCATTGTGCCGGACATTGTTGATCTTTAGGTTTGCCACAACCGCAGACATAACCATAATAAGGTTTACCACCCTTTGAAATTCCCTCTTTCAAGGTTTGTTTACCTTTCTCGCATGGCATAGGCATTGGCGTACTTGCCGGTAATGAGTCAACCACCTCACCTACTGACCAAACAGTTTGTGCAAGTTCTTTTCTGTCCTCTGCAAACGCAGCCCTTAAAGAGTCCTCGACTGCGGCTGATCTTGAGCCGGCTGCGCCATAAGTCCTAGACTCTAACTTTTCTTTGAAAGTCTTTTGTTTTTCGTCCATGACCTTTTCCATTTCAGCCCTGTTTGCTCTAGGTGCTTTAACACCGTCAACAGTTGTTGAGTATTGAGGCAATCCAGTATTTGTTATTGCTCTTGCATAGGCTGAGGTTTCCGCCTTTTCGATAGCAAACTGAGTCTTGACGCTCTCACCTGCTAACCCATAGACCCAAGGCAATTGATCAGCCCAAGTTCTATAAAGTCTGCATGTGACATAAATCACGCCATCCTCTATTTTCCACTCCGATTCCTGTCTCATGTCAGGGTTATCTTTAGCGAACAGTTCAATTCTCTGCTCGGCTGTCATGTAGTTACTTAAATCAAAAGCCATTATTCACCTCCAAAATCGTTTTCATAGCCATCTAACAATTCGTTGTAGATTGCCGCATAACCAATGATGTCTTTAATACTGTCTTGATGGCTTGGACTTTCTGCAAGTCTTGAGACCTTGACGAGCAACATGCAGCAACTGACTTGCATTGGTGAAATGTAATCTCCAAGGTAAGCACTCCACAACTCTGAGATTCTCTCATGATTTGTTCTGCTAGACCCATAAATTTTACCTCTGTCATGCAATGCCACCTTAGCCTCGTCGAATAAGTTATTTGTTTTGCTCATAATCAAAAACCGCCCTTGACTTCATTCGTTGTAGTTTTTGTTGGTGTTCTAAACTGGCTTTCCATCCTGAGGAACGACCAGCCCAAAATCCTTGCTCGTAGTAATGCTCTTTCAAAGCCTCATAACTCAAGGCTAATGCGAGCGCAACGAACATTCCGGCAACTGTCCATAAACCTGCATTCATGATTTGACCCTTTCCTTTTCAATATAACTTGCAATCAATGAGTATAGTTTTGCCCTTAAACTTCGGTTTGAGTCCTCAGGTGATTCACCTATCGAACTAAACTTGCCCAAAACATTTTCGGTGGTTGACATGTATTGGTCAGTATCTGCCAAGTAAACCAATTTAAACTTGGAAGTTGCAACGCTCTCAACTACCTCGATCATGCTTCTTTCCAAACACCTTCAAAATTGGTTGTCAAAATGGGCTGATCAAACTTAAGATCATAATTTACCTGATATTCATGACCCTCTTGTTGCAGGTATTTTGTTGCCAACATAACGCCAACGCTGTTTTCAAACCAATAAATAAATTTATGGTTGAAGTTTGGAGTCTCATCAAATCTTTCAATTTGAGATTCCCAATCTTGGCTTTTAAACATCATTGAACACTCAGTTAACAAATCAAAATCCGCTTTGTCAAGTTTCATACTTTCCTTTCCGTTACACCAAATCCGTTAATTTGGATAAGTAAAGGATGACACAAAGAACCGACACTCACAAAGGAAGTGCCGGCGTGTTTTATAACGATTTGATAACGAACCCTAAAGGTTAACCGTAGGTTTTACCTTCAACGGTGAAACTGCCTGACCTGTCTATTGGCACAAATACAGGGGTCACCTTAGTATCTTTAACATACATTAAACCAAATCCTTGTTGCCAATTGCCGCTTCCGCCTTTTAGGTAACGGGCAGATTTGAAATCCATGAGATTTCCGATTTCTAGACCCCATAAGGTTTGCCCTATTTTGCCCCCTGAGGACGCCGTAATTGCGCTAAGACCCGCCCTGTGACTATGTCCACACACTACGCTCTTACCATGCCTTATAGCCAATCCTAAGGCTGTTTGACCACCCTTTTGAGACATAGTGCCTTCGTCGCCATGAAGGATTATCCAATTCGGGGCAATAGGCATAGGTTTACGCCAAAATTTAATTCCAAGGGAGTCAAGCCCAAGCCAATTTTCAAACCTTAATTCAGGTAATGCACCAAAAGCGGGCAACCTAGTTTTAATTGAGTTCCATAAACGATCAGTATGGTTAGACCGAACCATGTCGGTTACTTGAAGTTGCTCTAATATCTTTTGAGTAAGTTTGCGATCTCGGTCAAGTGTGCCAGCAAACTCACCCGCCAATCCTCTTTCCCATTTAGATAATTGAGGGAGGTCAATTTCGTCTCCGACCGTTGCGACTTGATGAGGTTTCCATCTTGCAATAAATCGTGCAAGGTTTCTAACTGCAATTGGGTCATGGTATGGAATTTGAAGGTCTGAGATCAGAACAATTCGCTTAATTTAGTCCTCGTCCTCGTAGGGGTCATGGTCAGGATTAACAGGATTGAACTCCGGTGTTGTTGGTGTTAACCAATCAGGGAAAGTATTTTTATCACACATACCCATTGCCTGATCTACTGGAAACCCTGCTCGTCTTAGGCTCAAGTAATACTCACGAACGCTTATTGCGTAACTATCTAAGCGGGTGAGAACCTGCTCATGCTGATACTTACCTTTACGGCGAGTGATCTTTCTTTTTTTCTTTTGAGCCATAGGTACAGTTTACTTTCTATCGGTGACAATCCTCAGTAATTCCTCTTGGCGAGTTTCAATTCTTGCTAGGCGATCAGCAAGAGAACTTCCAGCATTAGGGGTTAGAGTCCACAACCAACCTTTAATAAGAAAGCGGAGACCCAAAAAGAAACTTGTTAAGATGGCGGAGACGGCGGCGGCTAAGCCAGCCCATGAAGCGGCGTCCATTATTTCGCATTGATTCCGTAGTCAACCTCAGTACCTGAAGAAGGGTCAACGGCTTTAGCAATAGGGGCGACGATAGCGCCTAAGAGTGTTGCGTATGCCGGATGGATGTCAGCGACAATCGCAAGCCCGACAGTTATTCCGGAAGCGAAAACCGCTCTTAAATAAGACTTGATTGCAGCCTTATGCTTTTTTGATAACTTCATTCGTTCCCCCTAGTAGTGGTATGTTAAAAGGTTTGCCATTTTGGTTTTCTTTAAAACTAATATGTATATGTTTTGTATGGGGATTTAATCCGCGATACTTGACCCACCGCCAAAAAGATTTCGCAGAACAAATCTTGCCCATAAAAATTACATAAAGAATGCGTCGATCACCTTGTTTTGCTGCAAGTCTAATTTGATCTGCCAAATAGATTGCAATTCCTTGTTCCTCAGATAAGCGAGCGTCAATGTCCAATGCGCAGACTTCGCCCTGCTCGTTTGGATTGTGTTGACTAACTCTAGACTGGTGACGCAGATCACCAATCCATCCGTCAAGAGTTTTGCGACGATCAGCGAATGAGTCATTTACTTGATCTCGAAACTGCGTTGCCGCTTTAGAAAGCCAAGGTTTCATTTGTCACACTTCCTCAAGATTGTGCTATAAACCTAAAGCCTTTAAATCATCGGCAGTTAATCCTAATTCTGCTAACTTGCTTTCGGCTGCTGCTTTGGCTTGCGCCTTTGCTTCGGCTTCGGCTATTTCATCAGCCTTAACCTGCTCTATTGCTTCATCAATCTCTGTTTGAGTAGGTGCAGTACCATCTAGTACATCCCATTTAATTGTAGAGTAATCATCATCTGAATATGAAAACTCAGAATTAGGTTTTAATTTACGAATCGCTTTTACTAAATAATCTTTCATTACGCACCTATCTCCATTAGTATAATTGTAGATTTTTGATTGTTATAACTTGATCTGATACTACTATTTGATGCACTACTAAAAACTTTACCTTGAACCTTATATGTAGTTGCGGATGTAGTAGCAGGATCATCTAAAATTGAAATGTTGTTTGCACCAGCAATAGCAGTTTGACCACTACTAGTAGCCGCATTTAGTGCAGGCTGATTTAAGGCTATTGATGTTGCACCTCTTAGTAATTGAAAATCTCCACCAGGATCGGCAGCATCTTTAATAATAATATAAGGAATATAAGTCATTACCAAAATTTTACTTGTTGCAAGTGTTGGCGTTATTGTGGCTGTTAAATCCGTATCTGTAAAAGATGTGCTAGTTATAGTTTTATTAGTTGAATAAGTAGCAGTTACTACCTGCAAAACTTTTCCACCACCACCTGCTGGTGTAGCCCACTCAGGCGCTGTAGCACCGGAATTTACTTGCAAGACCTGTCCAGCAGTTCCAATTCCGAGGCGGGCAGGTGTTGAACCACTTGAAGAATAAATTGTATCGCCAGTTGTGGTCATCGGATTGGTCATACCAGTAGTATCTAAGTTTGCCCACGCAGAACCTGTATAGTAAGTGGTTACATTTGTGTCTTTCAAAAAAGCGAACTGACCTTCCTGAGGTGAGGTAATTGCTGCGTCCCTAGCAGTTGCGTCGGCAAAAACTAAAACGCCCTGCATTAAATAACCGTTAACATCCGCCGCGCTTAATACATCGCCGGTATTGAATGTTTTAAAACCTAATCCTGCTGCCATAGTTTGATCTCCCTAGTCTCTAATTATACCTTAGTAGGATAAAATATCCTCACCTATAATGCCATAGGTGCTGTTCCCAATTATGAACCCATCTGTTATTGGCTCAAGTGTAGTGAAGTTTCCAAGGAATGAGTTTGGAGTGATTTCCCAGTTGACCCCTTGAATCTGTAAATTCTTGACAATGGTTGAGCCATCGGGCTGAATGTTAGTTATTACCACATTGTCAAAATAGTCTAAGTCAAGCATTGTTCCGTTTGGCACTAATGGGTCATAAAGGTCAACGCTCATTTGATCAATTCGAATGCTTGTCGTCGATCTAGTTCCGACATAGATTGCGGCTATATTGGCTGCCTCGGTATCAGTTTGAACGACTAGATCGCTGAAGTTAACAACATGCGGGAAGTACTCGGCAAGCGAAGCGGCGTCGGTGTAGGTCTGAGGTGAGCCGCCAACTCGGGTGACTGTTGACTTGTTTACAATAAGTTTGTCATCGAATGCAAAAATTAGATTTTTGTAAGGTATGCCACCGGATTGATTAAAGGCAAGTGGAGTTGCACCGGCTGAGGATATTGTGTTTGATCTGTTTTTAAATACCGCATTGCCCTCAGGGTTAATAAAGAAAGCCCCTTGTTCTGAGGTCTCACAATTCTTAATTGCTGCTAATGGAGTTCTATTGGTGGCAGGGTCAGCCTGAGTTAATGTGTCTCCGGTATCTAAAGTTCTCATTGAAACAGGGAAATCTACGGTGTCAAGAATTTTATCAATTCTCGTTCCGGTATCTTGTCCAGCCGCTTGACCGGTAACCGAAGTAATAGTTGCCATTGCTAATAATCGGAACGCGTCACTTGCGTTAATATCTACATAGGAAATGTTCTCGGCTTGGTCATAAGTGTAAATGTAATCAGTTGTATAACCACTAAATAAGTAATGAGTTACACCCAAGTAGGTTGCTGAAATTCTAAGTTTTCTTAAAGGTGTTAAAAAGCCAAATAAATCTGAACTGGTATTTTGAGGATTGAAACGACCTGTTTGGTCATAAATGCGAACGGTGCAAGTTCCTGCCTCATAAGTATCTCGGCTGATATTTCTACCGCGTCGAATTTGTATCTGTCTAGTTACATCGGTTAAGTTTATTACTAAGGCAGGGGCTGAGGAATCTGAAAGTAAACCTGTTCCTAAAACACCATTTACAGGGTCGTCTAATGTAAAAGGGTTTCCAAAAGTAGCGCCTGAACTAAAGTTTAGGCTTACATCTAGTACAGGTAAACTCATGTTATCGGTTTGGGTTTACCGTTGCAAAAGAACCTGAAGCGGAGGAATCAATTAAACCGTTGCGCAACTCGTTTAATAATTGTTGAGTAGCACCATTAACATAAATGTTAGTTGTTGAAGTTTGAGCCTGACCAAAGGGAGTTCCGACATAATTTGTTGCCATGTCATAACCACCCTGAGAACCTATGTAGGTGCTGACATTTGAACCGGCTTGACCAAACGGAGTTCCAACATAACGACCACCTGCGTCATAACCACCCATTGAGCCAATTACTCCGGCAGGGGTTGAACCGGCGGGCAAGTTCATGCTTGCTAATAGTTTTTTAAGTAACTCAATTTGTTTTAACAATAAGTCAATTTCGTCTGACCACCCACTAAACGGATAAAGCGCTCTCGGTAGTTTGGCAATAGCGTCGGCAAGGTTAGTGGTTTGTAATTGTGATTTAAATAACTCAGTTGCCAGTCTTTGCGCTTCGGTTGCATTCTCTTGCAATAAAGCCATTTGTAAAGATAATCTTAATTTCTCTTGGTCTGTTATCTTGTTTTGCAATGCTGCATAAATCTGAATTTGATCCATGTCAAAAATTGCGCCGGCTTGCTCAAGTTTCTTTCGATCAGCCTCAATTTTCTTTTGCTCCGCGATTAAAGCCTTTTCTTTAGCAATGGCGGCTTGTCGTAGTCTTAACTGTCTTGCAGCCTCTTTTTGTAATTTCTTTTCCTCTTTTTGTAATGCGGTGTAATCAAACTTCATAGCCATTGGGTCAAAAGGTTTATCGAAGTTTAATTTATAATTCATGGTGTTTTTGTTTAACTTTAACAAATTGTCTTGATCAAAAAGCCCTTTTGTAACTTTAACAAATCTACCGACACTACCAATTAAACCTTGAAGTTTGTTGCTTATATTGTCAATACTGCTACCGTATTTGTCAGGGTCTCCAAAAGCGTCATCAAGGGCAGCAACTAAAGCGCCGCCGATTTCCTCTCTTGCAGTCTCGGCTTTAGCGGTAAGAATTGCCATTTTGCCAGCAAAAGAGTCGGCTGCTAATGCGGCTTGACCGTTAAACTTTTTAGATAAATAAGTCGTAACCTTATCTAAGTCCATTGTTTTTGCTTCGGCTGTTGTAAGTCCTATATTTAATTTAGCAATTGCGGTGTTTTCTCCAAGCGCCGCCTTGCTCAATGCCGCAGTAACTGAGGCTAAGTCTTTTCCTGAACCGGCTGAGACATCTAAAGCAACTGAAAGTAATTCTTGGGCTTTTTTAGCGTCTAAAGTTGAATTAACTAATTGGGTGAATGCCGGTCTAAGTTGGTTGTCTAAAACGCCTGTTTGGTTTTGTAAGTTCTGAATAAAACTTGCGGTGCTTATTACTGCATAAGATTGCCCTAAGTTTTGTAATGTTTTAGATAGTGCGCCGGCTGCCTTATCGTCGGCAGCAAAAGCCTTGACCGCACCTTTTCCAAATTTTAAAGTTTGATAAGCACCAAAAGCAAGACCTAAAGCCTTTGCGGACTTAGTTAAAACATTAAGCGACTTGCTTGCAGCCTTCGCACCTTTGTCTTTGTAGGTGCTGATAATTGGGATTTCAATACCAGTTGCACTCATGCGGCAAGTCCAATCTTTCGTTTAATGCTTGAATTGAATTTTAAAATTGCGGTGTCTATTGCTTTAAAGGTTGCCTTTGTAACCTTGCCCTGATCTTTAGCAAAAGCGGCATAAAGTAAACGACCTTGGTTTTTTCTACCTCTGCCAATACTTTCTAATTTTGCTTCATCGTTAATTGCTGTAACAAACTGATAACCGGCAAAAGGGTTATTGCTATTATAGTTTCGAGTTGCTCGATTTCTTACCTTGCCTTTGTATTTGTAAGTACCTTCGAAACCCTGCACGAATGAATCACCGGCAACGCTTTGAATTGGTGAACGACCTTGAGGATTTTTACGACCTGCGGTCTCATAGATTGCGCCTGCGGCTGATCTGTTAAGCAATCGGTAAACATTAACAAAACCTGCATTATTACGGCGTGAGCGTCCTAAAGAGTATGCCAAACCTTTTCTTATTACATTTGGATTGTATTTAGGAAAGCCACGAACCTTGCCGGCAGTTCTTGAAACAACTTGTTTGCCTTGATCTTGCCAACCACTTAACCCAGTAATTTGATCGGGAACTTGACCTTGAGCCTCTTTAACAACTACACGCATTGCAGCGCGAATCTCTTTGTTCATTTCTTTGTAAAGGTCAGGCGCGAATTTCTTTAAGGCTTTTTGAACCTCAACGATACCTTTTACCTCTACTGGCATTTTCCACCTTTTTTGCTTTGTCTTTTATGTAAGCCAATGTTGCTAAAAACATTGATCTATCCATTTTTAAAAACTCTGAATGCGGTATTCCAGTTTCAACTGCTAGTGAAGCAATCAAATATGTAAAGTCATACCGCGTTACCCATTTGGGGAGTCGGCGTCCATGATTTCTACTTTTGCAAGTGTCTCAAGGTACTTATCCCCAAATAGAGGAACGGTAATTCCTGCGCGTCTTTCGGCTTCCCATGCTAGCCAATAGACATCACTTTGTCTTTCCTCATCCCTGAATCTTTTATGAAATCCAGTTTTGAAATTTTGTTCAAATGCGTACTCAAGAGCAGGTGAAATTTCGTAATCTAAAACATCACCTGAAGCCTTGGTGACTCTGAGTTTAATCATTTAATCCCCTTAGAATGAACCTGTTGTTGCAACGGCAACAGCGCCGTTAATAGTAAAGGTTACATCCTGCATTCCAATATCTCCAACTCCGCCGTTAATGTCGGTGGTGTTATTGACCAAAATTGTAAAGGTGTAAAGAGGGTTGGTTGCGCTAACGGCAGTTCCTTTTTCCTGTAATAGGACGCAGGTAACTGAAGTTCCCCATGCTGCTTGCAAGGTTGCAAGAACATTGGCTGCGGCGGTGTCATTTAGGAATGAAATCGTCACGCTTGAGGCTTCCAAGCCCTTAACGAATTTGTGACCTGTGTCACCCATTGCGGTAACTTCAAGTTCATCAAATGTGCGGTTTAATGTGACGGCGGTCACATGGTCAGAAAGGTCAACGGAATTAACCTTTACGCCGACCTTGTTGTTTAGAAATACAGCCATTGGTTATTCCTCATCTTTCTTTGATACGGTTTTTGGCTTTTCTTGTTTTGCTACTTGCCCGACTTTTTCAAGCCAAGCCTTGTCCTCTGAAGGAACATCTATAATTTCGCTCATTGTTTAACTCCAACTTGTCATGATTGAGACGGACATATCGCTTGTAAGCATTTCTCCGGCAACACCTGACAAAACAGTTGGTGCGGATACATTGCCAACACTTATTTTTAAAGTGGTTGAGGCTGCTAATTTATTAAACACTCCAACAACCATACTTTCAATTCCATTTAGATTGCCCTGATTATCTAACATTGGAACGATCATTACTATTTTAAAATTAACCTTAGGTGCAACACTTGAGTAAATGTTATTAGATGGTTCAATATAAGGGTCATCCGGTTGAACAATTACTGAGTTTGCAATTGGGGTGGCAGGTGGAAAGGCGAATACCTGCCACACCCCGGCGCTTTCAAGCGCCGTCGCAAGTGTTGACCTGAGAGTTGTAACGGCAACTGTCATTTAGCCAACCAAACTATTTGGTGAAAGATGATTCGCAATGAGTCCTCTGATTCTTGCGGTGAGCGTGTTGCCCATTCTATAAGGACTTGGTTGAAAGTCCGGAGAAATTCCTCCCGCGTTTGACGCTTGTCTTGCTTGCCAAATATCGACCGCAATCATGGCGCTACCTTGTCTAATCTCGGGAACAGTTGCATAATCAACATTGGTTGCAGCAGAAATTGTTCCGTAAGGTCTAACAACTCTTTTCGTCTCTGCTGAGACATGACTAATGGCATAAGATATTGAATACTCTGTTATTGCTGTTACTGTTTTGTTGCCACCGTTATAATGTGCGGCTACATTTTCTACCGTTACTGTTTCGCCTAATTGTATATTATGTTTTTGATCTGTATAAAGAGTTGCTAAAGTAGTTGTACATTCTCTTGCAATTACATTGTAATCATTAAACCACAAATAGCCTTTGACTATATTTTCGGCAGCCAGACAGACTTCCTCAACAACTGAGTCTGAATATAAACTACCAATTCCAAGTAAAACCCTTAACTCAGCCTTGGTGATATATGTAGCCGCCAATTTATTAACCTTTCTTAAAGTAAAGGGGCGAAGGCTTCCAACGCCCCTTCACGCTTGATTCCTGTAAAGGAAAGTTTATGCAACCATCCACTTGTAAGCACCGGCAGCAACTTTGTTAGCAATTGCGCCATAGCCATAATAAGCAACTTGAATTTGTCCTGTTGAGATCAAGTTGGTCTCTAAGCGGTACTTGCTTGACTCGTACCATGTGAAAGAGTCAGGGTTTAGAACGATCATTGAAGCGTCGCCTGTTCCTGATAAGTAGCGAGATACACGAAGGTTTAATCCACCAATGTTTCCGCGAACATTTGTTGGTGTCAGATTTCCTGAAGCGTTCTGAGGATTAATTGTTTGTGTAAATACTGCTCGGTTTGAGCCATCTACTAGACCCATCAATGCACCCCATTGCTCAGGTGAAACAACGATATTTTGAGCAAAGCCCAAAGTTCCTGAGTAAATAGATACTGCTGCGTCTGAAATAAAGTCTTGGATGTTTGCTGCTGACATTGTGCGGTTTCCGCCGTCTGTTGCAACCTGAGCAATTACGTTTCCAACTGCTGCGTCTGTTGCTTTTGCATAAGCAAATTCCATTTGACGTACTAATTCTGAGAAGAACGCTGGAGACGATCTGTCGAGAATTTCTGTCGAGAAGGTCTGCTGTCCAGCATATTTTTTGACTGAAACGCTCAAGAAGGAAACGTTTTGGTCTGTATCAGATGGTGCTGCGCCTTCGGCTGTCTCTGCAACTGTTGGTGCTTGAGTTAATTTAGGAATTTCAAATGTCATACCTGCGTCAGGTAGTGCGCCACTTGAGATTGAGTCGATAAATGGACGATCAGCATTTGAAAGAGGATTGATAACCTCAGTTAGTTGACGAGTAGGAACAAGTCCTGCGTTGTCAGTTGTGTCTGCTGCTGCTGCTAGATATTGACGAGCCTCGTCATCATTTAGATATGTTGCACGAAGTGTGTTCTCTAGGAATTTTTCCTTTGTGAACTCAAGGCGTGGCTTTGTGTAAATTGGTGCTGCTACTGTTGGGCGAGAGGCTTCAACCGCAGGGGTCTCAACTACCTCACTTGCAACAGGTGTATCAGGTGTTGTGTTTTCCACAATTTCCTCATTTTCTGTTTTGGTTTCGGTTGGTTCTGCCTCTGCGTTTGACGCAGCGACTGAAGCGACGCCGGCACTTGGAAAAGCCGCAGCCTGAACAAGGCTGACTTCCATGAGACGGGCGGCACTAACTCTATAAATTCCGTTACTGTTTTTTCCTTTTAATACTTCAACTCCAACACTCAAGCCGGAACGAAGGTTTTCGCTTGCCTCGATGAGGCTATCAGTTCCCCGAGTTGTATTGCTAACTTTAAACTCAGCGTAAATACCTGAGTCATCCTCGTCAACTTTTTTCATTCTACCAATTGGAGATTTTGGGTCATGCTCAAGTAATAATTTAATTTTACTTGGGTCATCTATTTGAATTGAACCTTTTTCAAAAATTACTTTACCGACTGAAGTTTGACCAATTTCATTTTCAAACGGCACAATCTTGCCAGCAATTATCCGACGAGACTCTGAAGCCTCTAAATCTGCACTAAAGTTAATTATTTCCATTGGGTGATAATTCCTCCATTTCTCTTGCTTCCTCAACAGTAATCAAATTGAGTTGAAGCATTTTCTCAATGACTGTTAATCTTTCTAATGGGTTTGCTCTTAAAAATCCGGAGTCCATGTCAAACGCAATAAATTGAGTTTGCGCTGAAAGATCATCCATACTGAAACGCGCCTCTACCGCCGAAACATAAGGTTGCAAAGATAGCGCAACAAATTGACGCCTTTCATCTTGAACATTGGCATATGTCATTGATGTATTTTGGTCAGCGCTAATATAGTAAGCCGGAACATTGCAGAGACGACTAATTTGAGTTGCCATGTATTGTTGGGCTTCGTTGTACATCATGTCTTTTGGACTAAATGAAGTTGCTTGGTATTCTAAAGACGAAGTTAAATAGGCGGTTGCTCTTTCTGCTCTACTGCGACGCCATGCAGCCAATAATCCCGCGACTTCCTTTTCTCCAAGGTCTGCACCGTTATTTTTTAAAATACCTGAAGGGATTGGAGTTGCTGCGGCGTTTGCTGCGGCTTTTTCTAAATCGATTGCTGCTCTTAAAATTCTTGAACCGGCATGTAAAATTCCATCAATCGGCGATTGTATTGTGACGAGTGAGCCAATTCCGCTCATCGGTCTTTCGCGTCCATCGACGGTATAAAAATCTACAAAAGTGTTTAATTTGTTTAATTGAACTTGAACCCGAGTGTTATTAACAAAATCAAATCGTGCCGGTCTGTTGTCATCTTGGTAAACTTCGGTTACCTCTAAATACGCTGTTCCGTAGAAAAGCAATGCGTCAACAATGGCGGTTAAAATTACCGTATTAGGTGCAGACTTGGAAAGTTGGTTAACCCAAGGTAAATTTGGTAATTCCTCTTTAGTTGCCTTGGAATAACTTTTTAATTCCATCGTGCCAATTGTTGTTGCGATTAAATTGCGGCAGCGCATGACGGCGGGAACAGAAATTGCTTCCTCGCGTCCGACTGATTGAAACGGAGTAAACTGAGAATAAAAATTAAACGGGTCAGAAACTACCGGTGGCGCAAGTTGCGCAGTTATTTGAGGTTTAGGCTGTAATCCGATTAAATCGCGAAAAAATCCCATTAGACAATTATAGCACCAATTTAAACATAAATCTTAGGTACTGAGATAGGTTTGCTCAACATATGGACAACCATCGCGGTTGAAATACTAGCAGCGACGCAGCCGGCTGATTTTCTGCGAATGATTCTCCAACCTGCGTCATTTGTTTTGGCTGCCGCATTGTTCATTGAATTTACCCACTCCGGTTGACCTGAATGAATAAGCCTCAAATTGGAAAGACTGTCCGCAAGTTCTCCGCAAGCCTGATAAAACGCTTGACCGCTAACATCTATTAGTTTATGACCTGATTGCTCTAACTTTTGCGCAATTGAGGCAGTTGCGTACTTATCATAAGCAATTTGAACAGGACGGTACTTCATAGCCCAATCATGAATTGAACTTGCCATTTTAACCTCATCGATTGCCACTTCAGAACTGAAGGTTTCCATTACACCAACCGCAATCTTGCCATCAATTATTTGACCGGCGACCAATGCCCCAGTTCTTTTGCTTGGACTAACATCAAACGCCATCACCGTCATTGCACCTACTGGCAAAACTAAATCTGAGACTGAGGTTGCTTCAATTGAGCCAAAAGTCCAAGGCGACACCTGAGAGTCAATCCACATACAAAGGGTTTCAGTCAAAGTGGCTTCAATTGAGTTAGTTGCGATCGATTCCTCGATTGCTTCCTCGGTTACGGTATAACCAAGCGCAGGGTTAGCCATTGCCCAAAATTTACGGTTTCTAATGTCTTGCCTTGCTGCTAATGGTGCTGAGTACTCCCAAAACCCAAAAGTCTTTGAAGGGTAATCCATCGCTCTTTCTCTTAAATCATTTAATACGGTGCTGAAGGCGTCACCTGCGTTTGAGGTAAACAATGTTTGCGAATTAGGTCTTGCCCTTGTTGTTGGTACTGCCGCTTTGAAGGCTTCCTCACTAATCTCGCGTAACTCATCAATGTAAAGGAAATCTGCGGTCTTACCTCGGCTACCGTCTCGAGTTGCTGCAACGATCTCATAACGAGCACCATTTAGCAAAGTGATTGATTCCTGACCATTGGCGTAACGAATGCGCCTTACTTGGGCTTTTAGAAAATCATTATCCTCAATCGTATTAGCAACCTGCCTAAATGTATCTAATGCCATGTTTCTATTAGAGGACATTGCAATAATGTTCATTTCTCCAAAAAGGAACAGTCCAGCCAAAATACGCATTCGGGCAAGGTGGGTTTTACCTACTTGGCGAGCGCATAACAGTAAATTCGACTTACGCACGAATTTATTCTCACTATCCACAGAAAGCATGTCGGAAAGTACATAATGTTGCCAAGGCAGTAAAGGCATTCCAATTTTCTTAGCAAGATCAGCCACCTCATCAATGCGAGACTTATTTTTAAGCGGCGGGGTCTGAATGCGTGGTTTTGTGTTCCCAAGTATGGGCTTTTTTGTTAGCCCTCGTTGAGCCGGTTTGCGTTTGGCTTTTGAAAGTTTTTGTTCGGTCGTCATGGCTTTTGAAAAGGTGAGTCCGGCTTTGTTCCGACCGTCTCAGGGAGAGAAGGTTCTGA